ATGGTTTTTTTATTTTTGTGGTTGACGTTCTTTGAAGATGTGGTAAAGTAGTTAAACAGTGAACGACGAAAGTATTTCATTGAAGAAAATTTAAAAAAAGTCAGTTGACAATAACAAAAGTTATGATAGACTGATAGACTGATAGACTGATAGAAGATGAAGGAAGGGCTTGAAACTCCATCTGTTGAGCCTCCGCCAGTGAGTCGGAAAGACCGACGATAAGGTAAGAACTGGGAAAATCAATTGATTGGTCCGTGGGTGTTATGCTGAAATACAGAACCTATAGGGCGATAATGACATAACTGAGGTTATTGTTATTTGGTATGTGTATAAGTAATTTTATGCCAAGGTGGCCGACAAGTAAGGCACCAGTTTTGTAAACTGGCAGGAGCAATCCGTATGTGGGAGCATTACCCATCCTTGGCTCCAATTTATAGTAATGGTGATATTGGTGTAACAGTTAGCATTTGAGTTTGTGAAACTCACGGAACGAGGGCGGCACTCGTATATCACCCCAATTTAATAACCTTATCGTCTAGTGATTAGGACTAGTGTGTTCTCTGAGACACTAACCTTGGTACAAATCCAAGTGAGGTTACCAATTTATGCTTCAGTGGTGAAAATGGATATATCACGCAATGCTACGGACATTGAGTTTGAGGTTCGATTCCTCATTGAAGCACCAATTTAATGGCCTATTAGACAACCAGCTAAGTCACCTGACTTTCACTCAGGAGTAGCCGGGGCAGCACCGGCATAGGCTACCATTTTAGTATATCCGCCAATGTTCCAAGGATTAGGCGACAGGCTCTCCAAAAGCCCGTGGGTAAGTTCGATTCTTACGGTGGATGCCATTTTTTCAAATACATTAGGTGAAGGCAGCGAACGTAGTTTAATTGGTAAAACAACTGCATATGAGCAGAAGTAATTTAGTTCGAATCTGAATCAACGGTTGAAGTAGTAAGTAATGTATTGACACTGATAGACATTGAATGTTATAATCTGACGAGGTTATAAGTAGTAGATGGAACGTTCGTTGAAATCCAGTAAACATTTTTTTAAATTCTCGGATCGTATAATAGTATTACCTTCGGTTGTTACCCGAATGATGTGGGTGCGATTCCTGCTCTGAGAACCATTTTTTAATTCCCCTGTAGTGTCAAAGTAGCACTGTTGGCTGTTAACCAACTTGTGAAGGTGCGAGTCCTTCTGGGGGAGCTTTCATCAAAATAAAATATATTTTGATAGTTCGTGTCCATATTTATTAGTATGGACACGAACCTAGATTTCAAATACACAATATATAAAACTACAAATAAATTAAATAATAAAGTTTATATTGGAATGCATAAAACAAAAAATCCATATGATGATTATATGGGTTCTGGCAAATTATTCAAAAGAGCAATGGAAAAATATGAAGAGTTAAATTTTGTAAAAGAAGTTTTGTTTATATTTGATACCGCTGAAGAAATGTTTGCGAAAGAAAAAGAAATAGTAAATCAATTATTTATTGAATCAGATAATACATACAATATTATGGAAGGTGGTTGTGGAGGATATTCATATATAAATGAATCTGGTAAAAATTTATATGGACAAAATGGTGATATTAATCACGGAGGAAAAAATTTATTACCTGGAGATAAAATGAAACAATTTTTGATAGAACACGGATTATTTGATAAGTATAAAGAAAAGATATCATCATCTTTAAAAGAAAAATGGAAACGAGATGGTTTTCATTGGACAGGTAGAAAACATAAAGATGATACAAAAAAGAAAATTGGGGAAAAATTAAAAGTAGCACAATCCGGTGCAAAAAATTCTCAATATGGAACTTGTTGGGTGTATCATTCTGAAACAAATAAGAATTTTAAAATTAAAAAAGAAGAACTTCAAACATACTTGACAAACGGTTATACTAAGGGTAGAGTATGTAAATAATTTTCGGGAGTATCGCATAGCAGCAATTGCAAGACGCTGTAAACGTCTCGGTCTAACGGCCTACGTAGGTGCAAGTCCTACTGCTCCCACCATTTTAAAGATTGTATGTAGCTCAGTTGGCAGAGCAGAGTACCTAACTATGGGGTAAGCCCGTAAAAATCTTATGTTAGGTTGTAATAAATAAAAATTCCATTAATTATATGTTAATGGTTGTAAAAGTAGCCGTTGGTTCGAATCCAACCATACATCTTGATTTTGACAGGTGCTAGTGCGCAGGGCGTGGTAAAGGAGCAGGCGACTCTGTTCCGAAAAGGTTCGATTCCTTTGACTTGTCAATAGATTTAAGATCCGGTAGTAGATGAAATAGATTAGCGTGTCCCTGAAGAGGACGAGATGTTGGAGCGTTACCAACCTGCCGGGCCATTTTTGACGATGAGAGAGACACATCACGGGGGTTCGATTCCCTTTGGTTAACGTGTTAATGTGGAACGGAAAACGTTACTTAAAAATGATGTCGTTGAGTTTAATTAGCTCGCCGTGAAATCCTCAAAGTTTTATATTTATATCATATGATTAAATTGAAAGACTTAATGTTGGAGGGTTTGAAAGATAGTGTATATTTGGAACCCAAGAGTAAATCTGAAGTATTGAATTTTATTAAGCAGCATTATTTAAAGACATATCCTACGGCGGTGGCTGCTAATTATGGTGTGATGTACAAGAAGCCAGATGGTAATGTGGATATGGTAGGAGTGATTGTTTATGGACAAACCACCAAGCCACAAGATTATGAAGAAATAGCTGTAGATGCAGAGGGCAACAGTTTATTGCAAAAGAATGAGGTATTTGAATTATTGAGATTATATTTGAAACCTGAGGCAAAACAAATACCTGAGTTAAGCAACTTGGCGTCGTATGTAATTGGTTTGGGTAATAAAAAGATTAAACAAGATTATCCCGAATTAAAAGTGGTTATTACCAGAGCTGATAGTGGACAGGGACATACCGGGTCTATATATCAAGCAACAAATGCAATTTATTTAGGCAAGAGTAAAGATACAAAACGTTTATGGGATAAAAAAGAAAACAAGTGGGTGTATAGATTACCACAAATAAAGAAGTATGGTTTTGAAACTGGTAAAGATGCAGCAAATGATGCAAGAACCAATCCTAATAGTCCATTTGAAATAAGAACGGCTACTGGAAAACATATGTACATTTATATTTTATCCGGACAAAATTCTAGTGATGGTAAAAGAATATTGGGTGGATTGATTAAGTCAATTCAACCATATCCAAAGAAACAAAGTAACGTTTAAAGTTTTTTAAAAAAGCTGTTGACGAAGTGATAAAGTGTGGTAAGATGATTATAGTTCGTTGACAATAGTAGATACAATTTTTTAATGGATGCGTAACTCAACTGGATCAGAGTATTCGGCTCTTACCCGAAAGGTTGTGGGTTCAAATCCCACCGCATCCACCATTTTTGGCCATATAAAGTAATAGTAACCTAACCCTCTGTCTAAGGGAAGTCCGGGGAGCGTAACCCCGTATGGCCGCCATTTTAATTGTCCCGTAGCTCAGTTGGTTTAGAGCAGTGTGTTGATAACACAAAGGTCGTTGGTTCAAATCCAATCGGGACAACCAATTTTGTTAGTAAATGTTGGGTTCAATTCCCTTAACTCAGTGATCACTGGTGAGAACATAACTACTAACAAATTCAATGCGCTCGTAGCTCAATTGTATAGAGCAATCCGTTTCTACCGGAAAGGTTGGGGGTTAGAGTCCCTCCGGGTGCGCCATTTTATGATAGAGTAGTGTAATGAAAGCACGTTACAGAGGTTAGCTGTAGCTGGGATGATCCAAATTTATTTGGGTAAATGTAAACGACGACTACAGAATAACCTATATTTTTAGATGTATTATTCTTACGATTGTCACGTCGATAAACTCCAGTAAGGTAATAAAACTTGAGGTTTGGGTTTGATTCCCAACTCTATCGCCATTTTAGAATCTGAATGCTTTTTTAAAGGAATCACCAACTTTATTAGCCGCCTTGGAAGCTTCATCAGCAGCTCTACGAGCTACATCATCAGCGGCTCGCTTGACATCATCTGCTGCTTTTTGAGCAGCTGCTGCGGCTTGTCTGGCTTGTCTAGCCTGTTCATCTGCTAATCTTTGAGCTGCTGCTGCGGCTTCTCTTGTTTGTCTTTCTGTTTCTGCTTTTGCTACTTCGGCTGCTTTTCTAGCTTCGTCAGCGGCTTTAGATTCTGCCAATAATTTGGCTTGTTTTTCTGCTTCAGCTGCAGCTACTTTAGCAGCATCTTCTACTGGTTTTACATCTACGGTGACACTAGCATTGATTTCTACTCCCGCTAATAGTTTTACTTCACCTTCTGCACCTACAGTAACTTTATGATCTGCATAAGTAGCACCGCCTCCAACTTCAGCACCAGCTTGTAATCCAACACTAACTCCTGCACCAGCGGTAGCAGAAGCATTTTCATTTCCAACGGTTGCTCCTCCTTGTACACCAACTCCCGCACCAACTTCTGCTCCAGCATTTGCTGCAACACCGTGTTGACCAACTTGTGCGTTTGCTTCTACACCGACGTGAGCTTCAGCGTAGGCACTACCTTGTGCGGTAACTTGTGCATCACCAAAATCTGCGGTTGTACTTGCACCAACTTCTGCTCTTGTTTCTACACTTGCACTTCCGCCTACTCTAACATCTTGTCCATCAAAACCTGCACTTGCTTCTGCACTAGCTTTTGCTTCTACTGAAGCGTGTGCTTCTGCAGAAAGACCAACACCACCTACTTCAGTGTCAGCTCCTACAGATGCTGATGCACCTACACTTGCTTCTGCGTTTGCGGATACGTTTGTATTGGTTACTTCAGTACTAGCGGATGCTGATGCTCCTGCGGAAGTTTGTGCGTTAAGATTTACACCACTTACTTCAGTTGAAGTTTGTGTTCCTACATTTTTTTCTACACTTACATCTGAATTTTTGTTTTGGGTTGATTCTGTAGGAGATATTTTAAATTTTACTGGATTTGGTTTTACAACTGCTGATTTTGGAGAACTATTATTTTTATTATTGGGTATAGACATATTTGATATATATGTTAACTTAGATAAAAAAATAAAATTAAAATGATGTTGTGAGTGACAGTATCATTTTTACAATGTTTTATATTAAATTATATATTTATAGATATGATTAAGTTAAAAGAACTTCTAAATGAGATTGAAGAGGCGTGTTGGGATACTCATAAACAAATTGGTATGAAGGAAAAAGGCGGAAGAATGGTACCAAATTGTGTTAAAAAAGAAGCTTTAAAAGATGATGACAATATAGAAGAATATGATGTTGAAAGTGAACAAGATGTAAAAGAATTTGTTCAATTCATGCGAGAATATAATCAACCATTATGTGAAGCGGAATATCAGGGTCGTAAAGTGAGCCTTGGTAAACGAATGCAAGGTGATGTCAAGAAATTTAAAGTATACGTTAAAAATCCTAAAGGAAAAGTGGTTAAGGTAAATTTTGGATTTGGTGGGACTTCAGCTAAAGGTAAAAGAATGACCATAAAAAAGAATAATCCAGCACGTAGAAAAAACTTTAGAGCAAGACATAATTGTGATAATCCTGGACCACGTACTAAAGCGAGATATTGGTCATGTAGAGCTTGGTAATTTTGATATTATATTTTAAAAAAAATATATAAATGTTGGTGGATTATATATATAATAAAATAAATATATGGAATCTACAAACTCTCCCCAAACATTTTCGGTTACTAATAAAAAAGTATTATATGTTGCAATTGCTGTAATTGTATTAATAACTTTTGGATTATATACATTATTTAGTTCATTGAATATAGATAATAAAGCTTTAACTAAGAAAGTTGTTAACCAGACGGAGATTGTTGTAAATCAAAGTTTATTGATTACCAATTTAAATCAAAAGAATACGGAGTTATCTGTATTATTGAAGAGTTATGATAATAAGTTGAGTATATTGTATACTAATATGACTCAATTAAATAGTATTACTGAACAGTTGAAAGTATCATCTGATGAAAAAGATGTAAAGATTAAAGATTTGACCCAAGAAAAATCTGCACTTGAATCTGATTTAAAGTCGTTACGTAATACGCTTGTTAATATGACCAAAGAGATTGTAGATTTAGGCGACGAACTTAAAGTTGCGAAGACTGATAAAGATCAAAATGAGCTTGTAGCTAAGATTGAAATGCTTACAAAAGAAAGAGATTTTTTGAAGAACAAGATAACGGAGTATGAAAAGATCATAGAAGAGTTGAAGAAAGAAAATGCTCTTTTGACTCAAAATTTGAGAGTAAATCTGAAAAAAGATGGATATGAATTTAAGAACAAATTGGGAGAGTGGCCAAAAGGTGC